ATACTTTATTCCAATCGTGATTAAATGTTAAATAGACATCATTTTCTATTACACTTCTAAATGCTCCTGGAAGTAGTATTTCTTTAAATCTTTTGCCCTTCTCTGTAAGGTATTCAGATTCCACATTGTACTTTGATGCATAACCCTCAATAATCATTCTATCTTCTTCAGAATAGGCTCTGATCTCAGATTGATCGGATGTTATGAATCGCTTTTCTAAACTCATATTTTATTGATTATTTTTATATATATCTTATTTATTCTCAGGATTTCCTGATTTTAATTTTGCCAAATATGCCTCTACTGCCATCATTTGTGATAATATATAGTGCATATCGCCTCCTTCATAAGTAGGTAAGTTCTCTAATTGAGCAATTTTATTAGGTGTTATTGCTCCAAGTCCTGCCAAGTTTTTATAGTTTTCTATTCTTGTTTTACTATCTGTAATAAGTAATGCTCCTGTTTCAAATTCAATACTATAGCCACTTTCAATTTCTTCTCTGGTTAATAGTTTTCTTTCCAATTCTCTCCTATACATCATTACAATAGGTCCAATTGTATTACTTACATAATCACTTTGCATTTCCTGTAAGTTATTATATTTCGAATATTCAATATTCCCTAACTTGTGTTGTGGAATTCCAAAATAGCTTGCAACTTGTCCGTTATTGAACTTTAAAGTCTCAATAAATTGAGCATCTGCAAGGTCCAATGAGAATCTGCCTAAGTCTGTATAAGGAGGTAATACAACGGTTTTGTTTGAGTTCAATTCACCAGCATACTTTGTTTGAAAATCATCAAACTTTGCTTGCATTTTCTTTGGGTCAACCATATCAGGAATAGTTGTTTTAAGATATGTTGTGCCTAAGTAACCGTTTGAATATCCTTTATCAACCGCAGTTAAACTCTTATATGCAATTGATAGATTAATATCCAAATCTTTAATAGGAACTCTCCCTGTTAAACCATCACCTGAAATATTTTGAAAGTGAAGAATATCATTGCCATTGACAATAACTGAATCTTTGTCTTGATTTCGTATGATCTTATAATAAAGTTGGTTATTTTCAAGTACAGGACCGAATGTATTTGCATTAGAAAGTAACTCTAAGCCAACTATTTTACCTGCTTTTCTATGGATATAAGCATATGCATTGCCCTCATAGTTTCTTGTAAATTCAATTGCTGACCAGAACTTATATGAATCCATATAATCATTCGGTTGATTATGGATTACATAATAAATTGGGTGATCTTTTTTAATCAATCTATTCCCCTGTTCATCAGTATGAAAAACTTTAATAGGCATTCTTGCAATGTCTTGTGCAAGAATTTTTGAGCATATAATCATAGATGCAATCTTTTTACCATCATTAGTTGTATAATCAATTAAAGATGGATTTAATCGAATGTTATACAAGTGTTCGTATATTGATGGTGCATTGCCATACGTAACTTTAGTAGTTGTTCTCCAAGGGAGTATGTTATCAAATAATGCCATTATGATGAATTATTTTTATTTATATATATATTTATCTTTTATCGGCATCTAAATATTCGTTTATGTTATTGCCGTGGTATTTTAAATATCCTGCTATAGCGTTTAATAGGGCAATCACGCCATCAATTGAATCCGCACTTTCATTTTTATTTGGCCTTATATTGCCATTAATATCACCTTTGCTGATAACCACATTGGTTAAATTCCAATTCATACATTCATTAGTATAAATGTGGATTTTCTTTTCATAGAAAAGTATTTCAGTAAATCTTAGGGCAGGATCAAAGTTCTTTACTCCTGGCGCGATAGGAATACACCAATAACCAACTTCCTTTGTTTCATTAAGTAATCTATCAAAATGCCAGGGGTCGTAGTAAAGTGCAGTAACGTTATACTTACTATAAATATCTCTTAGGGTTTCTAAGATCAAATTGTAATCTATTGTTGGTGTTGTACAAGGAATTACATACCCGTCACTTATCCATTTGTTAATGTCAACACCACCTTTTCGAAGCGCGTTATCACCTTTATTTACAAAAAAGAAATATGATTTAACATAGAATTTGTCATCTGCATCCCATAGACAAACTATTGATGTTAAGTCTCTTGTAGATGACAGGTCAAGCCCAACATAACAGGGTAAGTTTTTTACAATTTCTAAGTCAAAATTCTTAAATGCTGCAACCCTGGCGTCACGTTCCAACCATTGGGAGTTTTCTTCCAGGAACATATTAAGTCTCTTGGTCAAAAAATCGTCTAATGCCGATGGTAGATTTTTAGAAGTATTAAAGTCATCAGCAAAAAGTCTTTCGTCAAGAATAGTCCCAAGTCCTGGATTTGCCTTTATCCAGTTCTTTTCATCCTGCCAATCATCACCCTCCTCTAACTCATACAGCAAATAGAAAAATCTGTCATCAACAATTTCACCTCTCAAAACTCTTCTACCTGTCTCAACTAACTGAGTACAAAATGAATCCTTACCATAACCACCAGTTGAAATAAGGAATAACATTGGATTAACTTTCGTTCCTAACCCGTTCTTAATTACATTGAATTTGTCGCCGTCTTTATATGTATGGATCTCGTCCATACAACAAGTTGTTGGATTATATCCTTCCAACCTATCAGTATCCATAACAGTTGTCTGACTCCACCCTAATTTCGAAGGGTCTCTAAACTCAACTTTATTGGATCGCCTGGCAATTACTCTTTTATTGATTGCAGGAGAATGCTTAATAAGTTCTTGTAATGCCGCGAATGATGTATCCTTTGCATTCTTCTGTGAAGCGGATATAAGAAGTGATCTTGGAAATGAATGTCCATCTGCCATTAAAAAATAAAGCTGGAGGGCTGATATCAGGGCCGTTTTCCCGTTCTTGCGTCCAATGAATATAAATGCATATAGATATTTTCTTGTATTGGTTCCTCTATAATACAAACCAAATAATGCCATCATTAAAAATGCTTGGAATGGTTGTAATATGAATTGTTTATCTTCTTCAACATATAAATAAGAGAAGAATTTGAACACCCTTTCAACTGCTTCAGGTCGCCATTCAAGGTCCTGACGTTCAAGGTCCTTTGTATGTCGTTTAACTGCTAACTTTATATTATTATTACAAACTATTGTTCCATCTTCAACACCTTCACAATAAGAACGAGCAGCATTCCAACAATATGTAACATATTCGCTACTATTCATAAATGTTTTTTATTTTATTCCATTTATCTTCTTGAAGTTTCTTAATGTTATTCTTTTGCTACGTCTATAGATTCGTCGTCAATATTTCTTTTAGATATTTCATTAATTAATAAAACAGTATAGTAAAATAAATCGAATTCATCTGAACGCCATTCATTACGTATTTTTAAATAATTATCATCATTTTTATGTTCATTCATATGATTATACAGTTTCTTGCAATGTATTTTTAATTTATGAATATTCCTTAAGAGTTGAATTTGGTTAGTTAAATTCATATCGTATATGTTATTTTATTTGTTTTCCTTATTATCTTTTGCAACATCAGACATTTTCTTATTAAATGCTTCATTAGGAACACCACAATAGAAACAACCGTTAAGGTTATTTTCTATTTTATTAAGCGAAGTCTTTGTCAAAATCGTCCTTTTCTTTTTCTTCGACTAACTTCAGTTTTAGTCTATCTGCTCGATTTATTCCAAGTTTTGCTGCTGTTTGATGTATGTTTCTCAAACACATTTGATACACTCCAAATGATGGGTTCATCTTTGTAGTTCTAAACCCATTACCACTTGTTTGCTCTATTACACATCCTTGTCTTTCTATATCAGCTTTCATTGTATTTGCATACTCAATATTTTCGAGTAACATATCAATCAAGTAATCATCGACATCAGGATCATAGTCACCTTTCTTTTTAAGGTGCTTTATTATGTCATTTCTAAGGTCTCTGGACATACTGTTTGTTATTTTATAGTATATATATATCCATTCAAATTTGAAGGACTCCTGAAGCATCTGGTGTGATTAGGAGACCTTTTATGTTTACCAGTATCCCTTTACTAGTGTGAAAAATCACTATTGTGAAAATGAAATAGGGGGGATGGTTTAAAGACAAAATTTCGATATCAATTACCCCACCATCCTATATTTACATAATGTATTTCAATATTCGTAAGTTCCTTTGTACTTCTTCATTCTGTCTGTTCGCTTCAGTAAGTTCTTTGTTGTCGTGGTAGTTTGCAACGTTAACGTATATCTTAAAACGTTTTAACTCTAACATCTTCATTACTTTCGTTGCAATCCATCTTAACATTACTGTATCACTCGGTCTTCCGTTTGTCTTACATTGAGACCTGAAGTTTGCAATCATTATTAGTTTGTTCTTAACTATCTGAAATTGTAATGAGATAAGACAGGCATAATTGGTTTCAGTTAGGGTTACTATTGTAGCGTGTCTTGATATTGGATTCTTTAACAATTCTTTAACAGCATCATCTATATGTGGTAGTATTCGGTGTTTGTAACAGGTCTCGTCTACTCCATAATGTAGGAAGTGATAGCAACATAAAGGTTTATAACCTATTGTATATGTATAATTGATCTTAGGCTTCA